TTCGGAGCAGATAAAACAGCTACTTCAGGTACGTTTACAGTTCAGTTTCCAGCACCAACATCAACAGCAGCGATTCTAAGGATCTCTGGTTAATCGTAGGGGGTAAACTCCTATGAGTGGATCAGGAACTTGGGGCGTCGGCACTTGGGGTCAAAACCAATGGAATGATTTAGCGGATCCGTCTTTTACAGTTACGGGTCAAGCCCTCACTGCATCTTTAGGAAACGAATCAAGCTCAACTGAAGTTAATGTAGGTTGGGGTCGTGTTGAATGGGGAAAACAAGCTTGGGGTATAGCAGGTACTCTTATAGCTCCTGGTGATTCTGTCACCGCAAATCTTGGAAGTGTTACTACATCTGCTGATGCTAACACTGGTCCATCTACAAATAATAATCAAACATTAACAACTGGTCTTGGAACCGTAACCGCTTTTGGTTTAGCAGAAGTTTCACCAACAGGTATTCCACTTACAACTAATTTAGGAACAGTCGATGCTAGTCCTGATGCAATGCCTACAAGTGTTGCAGCTACTGTAGGACTTGGAAATGTTGAAGCATTTAACTTAGAAGGTTGGGGTAGACTTGGTTGGTCAATAAATGACTGGGGTGATGCTGGTAGCTCTGCACAAGTAGACGTTTCTGGAATTGCAATGACTGCAGCTTTAGGAACTCCAACAGAAATTACTGGTGATGCAACTATTGTTGCTAATACTTTAAATGTAGCTCAATTAACTTTAGGTCAAGTCGATCCTGCACCTGATGCAGCGGTAACTGGAAACTTCATGATAGGGGCTTTAGGTACTTTAGGGTTCCAAGGAGATGTTGCACCAACTGTAACTGGTTTTGGATTAAGTGCTGCTTTAGGTAATGAAACAATAGACTTAAATCAACAAGTAAATGTCACTGGAAATCCTCTATTAGCAAGGGTTGCTTCAGTATCTGGTTTTACAGATGTTACTGCAACTTTCAATGGTTTTGGGTTGACTACAACAGTAGGAAGTGGTAATGCTCTTATCTGGAACGAAGTAAATACAGGTTCTGCTCCAATAGATCCTCCAGGATGGAGGGAAGTCGTTGCATAAAGAGTTTGACACTTTCTCTTTATTTTAATAAAATAAACGATATAAGGAATTTAATATGGCGAATTCAACATCAGCAAATTTAAAACTTACAGTACAAGCAACTGGCGAAAACTCAGGAACTTGGGGACAAATTACAAATACTAACCTTTTAATTCTAGAACAAGCGATTGGTGGTTTTACTACTTTCAATATAACTAACGCTGCTAGATCTTTAACTTTTACTAATGGTGCTTTATCAAATGGTAAAAATGAAGTTATTAAATTAACAGGTACTTTAGCTTCTAACTTAACAGTTAGTATTCCAAACTCAGTTGAAAAAACTTACCTAGTTGAAGATGCATGTAATCATGCTGGAAACACTTTAACTTTTAAAACTGCATCTGGAACAGGTGTTCTTTTATGTGAAGGAAATAATTATACATTATATTCTGATGGAACTAATGTTGTAAAACTCCATGAACAAAGAAACTGGAGAGCAGTATCAGCAGCAGAAACAGTTCAAGCTGGTGCTAAACTTTTAGTAAATACAAATGGTGGAGCAGTAACAGTTACGCTCCCAGCCTCACCTGCTACAGGGGACGAAGTACATTTTGTAGATCAAGGTTATGATTTCAATACTAACGCATTGACTGTTGGTAGAAACTCTTCTAATATAGCTAATGCAGCATCTGATCTTGTAGTTAATACTCAAGGCGCAGCTTTTTCATTAGTATTCTCAGGAGATGCTACAACAGGATGGACTTACACGGAGAAATAATATGTCAAATTACGAAGCAACAAAATACGATTTTTCAGGAGCAAACCTTACAGGTATCGAGGGAATTCCTACAGCGACTATTGTGCCGTGGTCTTCTGCTTCAGTGCCAACAGGTTTTTTAGAATGTAATGGTCAAGCAGTTTCAAGATCAACTTATGCAGATTTATTTGCAATCGTAAGTACAACTTACGGATCTGGAGATGGTGCATCAACTTTTAACGTACCAGACTTACAAGACAACGTTGCAATGGGTAAGTCCGGAACAAAAGCTTTAGCATCAACTGGTGGAGCAAACACTGTAGCATCAACTGGAAACGTTGGTGGTTCAACAGCTAATGCTACTTTATCAACAGCACAACTTGCTTCTCACAACCACACGGTAACTTTAAAAACTAACCCTGGTGACCCTGCGTCTCCAAACAATAGTAAATCTACTTTTGGTACTACTAGAGGTAATCCTACAATGAACACTGGATCTCAAGGTTCTGGTACTGGACACTCTCACAATATGAGTGCTACTTTTTCTGGAGATGCAACATCAGTTTTACAACCTTATTTAACAATAATTTATATAATTAAAACTTAGGAGAAATTATGGCAACACAAGCAAACTGGTCAGTAATATTTGATGATAAAATTATCCTTAAAAACTTTAATGAGGGTGCTACTGAAGCTCTAGGCTATAAAGTTTTAGATGATGATGCTTTTTGGGCAACTACCGCTTTTCAAAATATTTGGGCTATTCAATCAGGTACTCCTAACTCTTCTGATGAAGTAGAACACAGAGATGAAACACCACACTGTTCTTTAGCTGATGAAGGAATCGATATTCAACTATTTGTTAATAAGTGGGATTCTGCACATTTATCTAAACTTCAAGCAGATTGGGATTCTGACGACAGGGAAGAATCTGAAAAAGGTTCAAGACCTACTTCTTACTCTTCATAATTAGTTATTAATTTTTAAATATTTGATCATATGCGTGATCTTGATTTGGTCCATTTTGATTAACATAATGTAAAAAAACTTGAGCCATCCCTTCACCTTTATATACACCTGGACGCCAATGTTTTTGTTCACAACCAGCATATAAAACAGCGTCTCCTTCTTCTAATTCAAAAGACTTTCCTTCGACAATGATAGGCCACTTGTCATATTTTTTTATGCAAACAGTAACAGATATTTCGCAGGCGGGTCTATCTGTGTGCTTTTTAAGAGTTGCTCCAAATACATAGTATCTCCAGTAAGCATAAGTTTGAAACAATTTTAAATTACTTTCTTTTTCTACTAGAGGTAATTTTGTTTCTAAAAAAGAAGTCATTAAAGGATCATTATACCACATAGGGGAAAATATTTTGTTATCAATTTTATAATCTGTGTTTTGATCTACTTTGTTATAACAATATTTTTGAAGAATATTTAATTCTTCTTTATTAAAAAAATTTTTAATTAATTTATTATCTATTGTAGCCATGCAACAATACTATACCTTGTTCCTTTCGTAATAGGTTGAATACTGTGTGGATACATAAAATTACTTGGAAAAAAAACTATTGAACCTTTGTCTAGTTTTAATCTTTTTATTTCTTTTTCTTTTTGATCAGTAAAAATTAAATCACCTCCTTCATAATTATTATTTAAATTTATAATAATACTTAAATGCCTAGGAGCGCGGGTATATTGATCTATATGTACTTCGTATTTTTCTCCAGGATTATATTTCAATAAATCAATTTGACTTATTTTAACACTTGCCATTTTAGGAAATTTTATTTTATAATAAACATAAAGTCTTTCTATTTCTTGTTTAATATAATTAAAATAAAATAAATTTGTAGGTGTGTTAAAATTTAAAGTGTAACCTTTTACATTTCTTATGTTTGTATTTAAACGTTTTCCAATAGCTAATTTTTTTTTAGCTTTTTTATTTATTAAAGGTATGATTTTTTTTATAAAATTAGGTTGTATTATTTTTTTTAATTCAATAATTGCTTCTAAATGGTCCATTACGGTCTTAACATCATCCAGGAAGTTAAAATATATTTTTCACCTGATAAAGGCGAATTACCTCTATGCACATAAGGAAAGGATGCAGGCCAAATAACTATTCTACCTGTTTTAGGTTTTACTCTTTTTGAAAAATGTAGAAATTCTGTTTCTCCACCTTCTTCTACATCATTTAAATATATAGAGAAAACAAAAGCTCTAGCTTCATTTTCAAAACCTTTTTGGTGTTCCACATGCCATATATGATAGCCTTCGGTTGGAAGTGTTTTTTGAATTTTTAATTGTGTGTAATAAAACTCATCTTGTCCAAAAGAAGCTCTTGCTCCTACATTTTTTTGGTAATGTTTCCAAGCCATATCAAAATTAATTATAAGAGTTTTTAATTCTTTCCACCAAACCTTTAGATTATTAGAACCTGCAAAAAATTGTTGATCTTGTTTTTCTAATATAGATGCATCTTCAAAGCCTATTCTATTAACAGTATTATTAAATTTATTTTCAGCTTCATATAAGTTAATAGCGTGTTTACATTCTTCTTGTGAAATATATCCATCGTAGACACCTATAAAATTATCTATGTTAACTGTTTTTGTCATATAAAAATTTGAATTGTTTTTCTAGGAATTAAAGGTTTCATAATAGGTGTTACTTTATGTAACAAAGGAGTTTTAACTATAACTAATGAGTTTCCAACTAAAGGTATAAAACCATTAGAACTTTCGTGTTGAAATAAAAACTCTCCTCCCCATACTCCTTGCCACTTATGATTTATGTAATAAGTAATTCCATAATCATAGCTTCCATCTTTATGCCAATTAATACCAGCTCCATCATCCATAGAATGTAGTATAGGTTTAAAATCTTTTATTTTTATTTTATGAAAAATATTATTTTCTAATAATATTTTCATTTTTTGTAATGGTGGATAATTTATATCTAAAATTGTTTTTTTAACACAATTTTTATAACCATATTTTAAACCACTTTCCCATTCTTCTTCAGTGGATTTTAAATCTAAAAATTTGCTTTTAAAAACATCATAATGTAATTTTTTATATGTAGAGTAATCTAAAAAATTTTTAATGTAATATAGTTTATCAGGTATTTCGTATATTAGTTGCATGATTTTAAAAAACAATTTATGGCATATCTAGTGCCTTTTGTAATAGGTTCTGTACCATGAATCCAAATAGGTTCAGCGGGAAATAACATAGCATCCCCTGTTTTAAAAGATTCTTTTATTTGACCATTAAAAAATCTAAACTCACCTCCTTCATAGTCTTCATTTAAGTTTAATGTGCAAGAAGCTCTATGCATTTCTTGTGAATTAACATCACTATGATCTTTAATATATTGTCCTTTTTTATATTTTAACACTCTAATATTATCACTACCATTTATAAACATATCATTAAAAGTAGGAGATATTTTTTTAGTTTTAATATACAGCATATAATTAGTTATCATTATAGACATGTATTTTCTAGATTCTTTTAAAGCATGTAATGTATCTTTATTATGATTTTTTTTTTTAGATAAATTTAAACATTTAAAATTATCTTCTTCAGTTTTTTTAGTTTTAAATTTATAACTAGTTTCATGTTGATGGAATTCAGGGTATTTTTCAAATATTTCTATAATTTGTTGACATGTGTTTTTAGGAACTAAACCATTAATTCTGTATTTTAAATCAGATATTTTGTGGTTATAAGTCATTATATTGTATCTTTCATTCTGTATATTTTTAATATATAGTCCACTATATGCTACAAAAATTAAATTTCAAGCCTGGCTTTAACAAACAAGATACAGAATCTGGTGCCGAAGGGCAATGGACAGATGGTGATTTCGTTAGATTTAGATATGGATTACCTGAAAAAATAGGAGGTTGGAGTCAACTTACAGCTGCGTCAAAAACTTTACCTGGAGCTGCTAGAAAACAACATGCCTTTACTTCTTTTGCAGGTGAAAAATACACAGCTATAGGAACATCACAAGGTTTGTTTTTATATTATGGTAACGATTTTTTTGATATTACACCATTAGATACAGCTATTACAGGATGCACTATAACAACTGTTAATAGTTCAAATACTGTAACTATAAATAAAGGATCTCATGGTTTGGCTAAAGGAAGATATGTAACACTATCTAGTGTAACGGTTACAGGTGCATCTGATTTTACAGCAGCTGAATTACAACAAGTTTATGAAATATTAACTGTGCCTGATGTAGACAAGTTTACAATACAAGCATCACGTGCTGAAGGAGGCTCAGGTATGACTGCAGCGGGTGCAGCAACTGTTAATCCTTACGTTATAGTTGGTCCTACTTTTCAAACCGCAGGTTATGGTTGGGGTACGGATTTATGGGGATCTAGCACATGGGGAACTGAAAGTGCAACTAGTGAGGTGATTCTTGACCCAGGAAACTGGAGTCTAGATAATTTTGGTGAAGTATTAGTTGCAACTATATTTAATGGTAAAACTTTTACATGGAATGCTGGAGCATCCTCTCCTAGAGGTATCAGAGCTTCTCAATCAACAACTAATTTTAATACGACAAACAATCCAACAGCTACTAGAATATCTATTGTATCAGATAGAGATAGACATTTGTTTCATCTTGGAACAGAAACAACTATAGGTGATACTTCAACACAAGATCCTATGTTTGTAAGATTTTCAAATCAAGAAGATTTAAATACATATGCACCAACTGCTACTAACACAGCCGGTACGTTTAGATTAGATACTGGTAATGAAATTAGGGCAGCTATACAAGGTAAAGATTATATCTTTGTATCAACTGATCTTGCAGCTTATGTAATTCAATTTGTTGGTCCACCTTTTACTTTTTCTGTTAGACAAGTTGGTACTAATTGTGGATGTATTGGTCAACATGCTATGTCTTATGCAAACGGTGCTGTGTGGTGGATGTCAGCGGAAGGTGGGTTTTTTGTTTATGATGGTACAGTTAAATCATTACCATCTCTTGTTGAAGATTTTGTATTTAGTACAGATGGAAATAATTTAGGTATTAATTTAAATTCAAGAGATGTTATCTATTCTTCACCTAATTCTTTATACACAGAAATAAATTGGTTTTATCCAAAAGATGGATCTGATCAAGTTGATAGATGTGTTACATATAATTATTCAGAAAATGTGTGGACAACTTCATCATTAGCTAGAACTACATATCAAGATCAAGGGGTATTTAACGAGCCTTATGCAACAGAATATAGTAAAACCGGAACACCTGTATTCCCAGATATATTAGGTATTACAAATTTATATGGAGCTAGTATTTACTATGCTCATGAAGTAGGAACTGATCAAGTCAATAGTACAGGCACAACTTCTATTGATGCTTTTATTAGATCTGGAGATTGGGATATTACCTCACGTAAGAGCGCCTTGGGTCAGGCAACAGGGGTTGTTGATTATAGAGGTGATGGAGAATTTTTTATGTCAGTTAAAAGATTTATACCTGATTTTAAATATCAAACAGGTAATGCTCAAGTAACTTTATTTGTAAGTAGTTATCCAGATGATGTAGCTGTTAGCTCACCACTTGGACCCTTTACAATAACTTCTACCACTGATAAGGTAGATACAAGAGCTAGAGGCAGATTAGTTTCTGTACAGATAGCCAACACAGCAGTAGGTGAGTCATGGAGATATGGCACACTTAGATTAGATGCACAACCAGATGGAAGAAGATAATGGCAATAGTTTTTGACGCAAACGGAAATTTAGTAGATACAGAAAATAGAATTACTTTTAGTAATGAAGGCTCAGATGTTTTACCACCTAATCCATTTACCTCTCCTGGCACAGCAGATGATGCATACGCAAATTTAATTGGTTTACCTGCAAATCAAGATATGGGATATCTTTTAGGAGTACCAGAAACATCTAACGCAGGATATTTAAAAGGTGTTCCACAAACAGCAGATGATCTAGGATATTTATTAGGTGTTCCACAAACAACAGATGATCAAGGATATTTATTAGGTGTTCCAGACACTTCTGATACAGGATTTCCTTTTGCTCCTCAAAATAGACTACAAGGATTAGATTTAAATAGATTTAAAGGAGTAGGTTCTTTAGGCATAGCTAATGAAGATGATCAAGAACAAGAATTGTTATCAGGTCAAAAAGAAAAATCAGGTGGTATAACAGATTTATTTAAAGCACTAATTGGTTTTGCAGTACCTGGGGCTAATTTCTTTTTAAACAAAGGTCGTGGTGCAATGGATGGAATTAAAAGTTTAAATCAAAGATTACGTAATACAGACTTTAATCAATCAAGAACTGGAGCAGAATATGCTATGAGAAGAAGAGAACGAAAACAAGCTGACAGAGCACAAGAAGCTATGCCGGGTGTTTATAGAAGTGCTAGAGAACAAGGTTTTACAAATGATAGAGGTGGATTCAGTACATCACGTGCAGACAGAGCAGGCACATCATTAGGTAGTGGTCAGTTCTCATCTAAACGAAGCACAGGTAGACAAGGTTATTAATGGCCAAGATTACTAATTACATACCTGAACCAAAAGAAGAATATGATGTAGATAACCAAAGACAGATTATGGAATCTTTAAATACGATGAAACAACAACTTAATTTTTCTTTTCAACAAGATTTAAAAAACGAACAAGACGCTTTTAATTACTTTTTATCATGAGTATACAATATAAAAACGCATCTAAAATCTTAGATGGCACAGCTATGACAACTGTTTTGACTATAGCAACATCAGCTGTAGCTATTATAAAATCTGTATATGTATCTAATAACAGCACAGGGGCTGTATTAGTTAATTGTGATTTAAGAGATTCATCAGCTAGCACAGATGTAGAATTTTTTAGAAAAGATATACCTGCTTCAAGCACAGTCAATGCCACAGAACAGGGGTTGAATTTAGAAGCAGGAGATGCTATAAAAGCTCAAGCGGAAACAGCTAACAAACTTGAAGTAGTAGTTAGTTATGCGCTTATAAACAGAGAGAATGAAAACGGATAATATACATAAAATCGATTGTACAACTATAACAATTTATAGAAATACAAAA